AGACCGGGTCCAGGGAGGCGATCTCGCGCTTCGGTTCTGCCATGGGAGGTCTCCTTCGATCCCCTCAAGATAGGGTGCGCCTCCTGCTTAGACAAATCGTCGCCCCGGGTTCAACGCATTTCTCCTGGCCTCATGTCACGATTTCTTAACCGTCGCGGCGCGCCTTTCCGCCAGTTTCTCCAGCAAAAGCCGCGCCGAGGCGAGCGCGCCGGGGCTGTCCCAGGGGGCCTCGGGCGCCAGCGGAAAACGCATCGCCACCGCCAAGAGCGTGCCTGCCCCCCAGCGCGGATGAGGCCTGCCCGTGCGCCGCGCCCGCGCCTCCGCCGCCGCGGCCAGGCGCAGCATCCGGCCGCAGAGGGCGGCGCGCCGCGCGGGCGGGACTGCCTCCAAAGCCCGCACCGCCACCCGCAGATCGTTCTGCAACAGGGGCAGCATCAGGGGTGCTGCAGGGTCCGCGCGGGCCCCGGCCCGTAGAGCGCCGAAAGCTGCGCCACCGCCAGCTCGAAGGGCGCCCCCGCCAGCCCGTCCGCCGCCCGCGCCGCCGCCCCGTAGGTCCAGGCGGGCGTACCCACCTCCACGCGCCGCCGCACCGCGCCGTCTGCGCGCACCTCCACGACGTAGGCCTCCCGCTCCTCCCCCAGGGGCACCTCGGAGGCTTCCCAGCTGTCCCCGTCGATCCGCGTGCGCCGCACCCAGCTCAGCGCTAGGTCACCCCCCGCCTGGGCCTCCAGCCGCAGGTGACAGGGGCTCAGGGGCCGCAGCCCCACGCCCGCGAAATGCTCGATCCTGTGCCGGTAGGAGCCATCCTCCAGCGGCCGCCCGGCCGGCCCGTAGCGGAAGTGCTGCGCCAGCCGCCGCTGCGCCGGGGCCATCTCAAGCTGCCTCACCGCCCCCTCCAGCAGCACGAAGGCGCTCCCCGCGGGCCAGCTCTCGGGCATGAGCGCATCGCTCCCCGCCTGGCCGCGCAGCAGATCGCTCAGCAACCAGGTATCGGGCGCCACCAGCTCGGCCCGGCCAAACTGGATCACCTCCCAGTGGCCCGCCGTGCCATCGCCGATCGCCGCCAGGTTGCCCCCCGCCAACAGGCTCTCCGCCGGGATGGACTGAAGGGCGCCCGCGCGCAGGGTCACCCGCAGCCCCGGCCCCTGCTGCACCAGCCCCGGCCGCGCCGCCGCCAGGGGCGCCACCAGGCTGCCCATCGTGGCCCGCCGCGTCAGGGTGGCGGCCAGGCGGTAGTCCGCATCGCGCATCGAGGCATGGACCGCCACGGCCCCCGGCCAGGGTTCCGCCCAGGGCGCCATGTGGGGCGCGTGGGGCACCTCGTCGCCGCGCAGGAGCGGCAGATCGAGGAACTGCAGATCCACCGGCAGGGGCGCCAAGAAGGCACGGGGCCGGGGCGCCGCCTGCTCCGCGCCCGGCGGCGGCGGGGTCTCGGGCGCCACCCGCACCGCCTCCACCAGCCGCACCGGCCCCTGCTCCACCCGGTCGATCCGGTAGCAGCCCTCGCCAGCCGCACCGGCCCCCGGCAGGCGCACCAGATCGCCCGCGCCCAGGTGCCAGGCCGAGGGCGGCAGGGCCAGCCGCAGCCGCTCCCGCGCCAGCCGCGCCCGGATCAGCCACTGCTCGGCCAGGTGCCGCCCCTCGCCCCGCGTCAGGACCATGTTGAGCTCGCTGGCGCTTACCGCCTGGGTCGCCTCGTCCGGCAGGATCGCCTCTTCCGAGATCACCTTGAAATCCGCCTCCGCCTGCAGGAAGCGCAGCCGCACCCGCCCCGAGAGGGCCGCCTCGGCCTCCCGCACCTGCTCCAGCCCGCCCTCCAGCTCCTCGCTCAGGGCCAGCTCGCCGGGCGCCAGCGCCGCCACCCTGCCGCCGCCCCGGTTTCGGAAGTGCAGCACCCCGCCCCGCTCCACCGCCTCCACGTCGTGGCGCAGCATCAGGGGTTGAAGCGCCGCCCGCGCCGCCCCCACTTGCTCCACCCCGTAGCCCCGCACGAAGCCATGCAGCCCCTCGGTGCTGAAATGGCGCAGCCCCGCCGCCGTGCAGATCTCCCGCACCACCGAGGCCAGCCGCCGCCCCGAGGTGCGCCCGTTGATCCAGTGCCCCCGGGCATAGTTCTCGCCGTCGCTCCACTTCTCCTGAAGCCGCGGGAAGAAGGGATAGGGCCGCGTGTCCCAGGTCCAGACGAAGGCCCTTTCCAGGTCGATCATCCGCCCCTCGTACTCATCCGAAAGCGGATTACGCGCCGGGTCCGACCAGTAGCTCGAGATGGCCCGCAGATAGGCCATCTGGATCAGCCCGTCGCGCGCCCCGTTGGAATGGTAGGGCAGACTGCTTTCCGAGCTCTTGGCGTCGAGGAACTTGTTGGGCTGGTTGGTCCCCTTGTCCACGGCGGCACAGCCGTACTCCGTGAACCAGATGGGCTTGGACTGGGGCACCCAGGGCGTCGGCGCCGCCTGCCTGACGCCATCCCGCCGCTCGTGGTGCAGGTTGCGCCACCAGTTGCGGATGTCCTTGTAGCGGTGCACCCAGGGCTCGCTCTCCGCCGCGTCGGTGATCGGCGTGCGGATCTGCGCCGCCCGCGCCTCGGGCGAGTGGTAGTACCAGTCGTAGCCCTCGCCGCCCTCGATGTTGGCCTGAAGGTAGCCCTCGTCGTAGATCGTCGCCCATTCCTGCGCGTCCAGGTGGTCCTCCCCGTCGCGCCAGTCCGAGAGGGGCATGTAGTTGTCGATCCCGATGAAATCGACTTCCGGGTCGGCCCAGAAGGGATCGAGGTGGAAGTAGCGGTCACCGCTGCCGTCCTGGGGCGCATAGCCGAAGTATTCCGACCAGTCGGCGGCGTAAGAAATCTTGCAGTCGGGCCCCAGCAGCGCCCGCGCCTCCCCCGCCAGGGCGCGCAGGCGGCTGACCGCGACAAAGGCATCCCCCGCCCCCCTGATCTGCGTAAGCCCCCGCATCTCCGAGCCGACGCAGAAGGCCGCCACTCCGCCCGCCGCCGCGCAGAGCGCAGCCTGGTGCAGGATGAAGCGGCTGAAGCTCCATTCCTCCGGCCCCTGATAGCTTACCGCCCCGTCGCCCACGGCAAAGTCCGCCGCCGTCACCGTGCCGAAGAAGGCCGCAACCTCCGCCTCCGCCGCCGAGGTCCGGTCGGGGCTGCCCTCCCGGCCCGGGGCCTGGCTCAGGGTGATCCGCCCGCGCCAGGGCAGCGGCGGCTGGTCCGGGGCATCGCTGTAGGGGTCCGGCAGGCCATTCCCCGCAAGCTGATCCATCAGGATGAAGGGGTAGAGCATGACGGCCTTGCCCGCCGCCTTGAGCGCCGCGATGGCCTCGATCACCGAGGCATCGGCGGGCGTGCCGCCATAGATCGACCGGCCCGCCTCGCGCGGGATCTCCTCCGCCGCCGCGCGCGCCAGGCCCGAGACCTCCCAGGGCATCTCCTCGCCCTCCAGTCCCCGGTCCTCCACCTTGGGCTTGATCCGGCAGGCGCCGCAGCGCAGATCGTCGCCAAACCAGGAAACCACGAGCGAGGCCGCCTCAAGGTTGGGCAGCTCGCCCGTCAGATTGTCCAGCGCCACCGCGAAATCCGGCTTGGCCGCCGGGGTGGAGATGTTGGCGCTCTTGCGCGCCTCCCCCACCCGGTAGCTCACCGGGCTGGTGGCCAGGGCATACTCCCCCGTCCCGGGGATCAGGGCCACCCCGCGCACACCGAAGCTCGGCGCATCCTCGGCCCCCGGCGCCTCGGGCTGTTCGGGCCGCGTCACCTCGAAGGAGAACTGCGGCACCCGGTTGCCGTAGGGCGCCAGGGGCAGGTCCTCCAGCACCACGTAGGCCGTCCCGCGATAGGCGGGCACCTGCCCCGCCCCCTCGATCGCCTCCATCACCGGATCGGGCAGCTGGTCCCGGCTGCCCCGGTAGATGCGCATGTTCAGATCGTCCCGCGGCACCTCCTCGCCATCGGCCCAGACCCGCCCGACATGGGTGATCTCGCCTTCGCAAAGGGCCACGGCCAGGCTCACGGAATAGCTGTAGTCGGTCCGGCTCGGCCCCCGGCTGCCCTTGCCGCCGCCGCTGGTCACGGCGCTCTCGGCAAAGTCCGAGGCCCAGATGACGTGCCCGGCCACCCGCATCCGTCCGAAGATGCGCTTGATCGGATCGCCCTCGCCCGCCCCCGTCAGGCGAAAGCGGTCCACCCGGCCCACCTCCACCGCCTCCGAGCCCGCGCCCAGCAGATCCTGGTCCAGCGCGCGCCCCAGGGCGGCCCCCGCCGCCCGCCCGATGGCGACGGAGGAAAGGCCCGCAAAGGTCCCGCCGAAGGTGCCGCCAAGGGCCGCCCCGGCTGCGGAAAGAACGATAGTCGCCATGCTCAGCTCCCCTGCGGAAATTCAAACCGCGCCACGATCCGGCGCTGCCAGGGCAGGCTCAGCGGGCTCTCCACCACGCCCCGCCCGGAATAGGCGTGGACAAAGCTCGCCGCCGCGCCCAGGCCGCCCTGGATGCCCAGGTGCTTGGCCACCGCGCCGCCGCGCATCCTGAAAAGCAGCAGATCCCCCGGCGCCGCCTCTGCGCGGGGCTTCTCCGCCAAATGCCGCGCCGCCGCCTGCCAAAGCAGCTCGGCCCCCTGGGGCTCCGCCCAGTCCATCGAATAGGGCGGCGGCAGCTCCGGCTCCGCGCCGTAAAGCTCGCGCCAGATGCCGCGCACCAGCCCAAGGCAGTCACAGCCCGCCCCGCGCCGCGCCGCCTGGTGGACGTAGGGCGTCCCCAGCCAGCCGCGCGCGGCCCTCAGCACCTCTGCGGCCCTGCCGCTCATCGCCGCGATCCGCCCCCGTTGGCGCCCCCGGCCTTGGGCACGGCCATCACCCAGTCCTCCCCGGGCAAGTCAGGGAACCCGCGAAAATTCAGCAGGTTATCGAACTTCAGACGGCAGGTCTCGGCGCGCCGGTCACAGCCTGCCGTCAGCCGCAAAAGGGTGCCCGGTGCCACCTCGCCCCGGATCGGCGCCCAGAGGACCAGGCTGCGCCCTTCGGGCCCGCTGCGGTCCTCCCGGATCAGCCCCTTCAGGCCCGCCGCCGGCCCCTCCAGCACCTCCAGCCAGCCCCCCGCGAACCAGCCCGCATCGAACCCCGTGATCTCGCCCCAGCTCAGCCGTTGGCGCTCCACCACCTCTTCCGCGGCCAGCTCAAGCTGCATCCCAGGCGCCGCCAGATCGACCCCGCAATCTGCATCTCCCAGAACGGCGGTGCAGGGCTTCTGATAGACCCGCCCGAGGGGCCTGTTCAGACCCTCCGTCAGGCCCCGCAGTTCGGCCCGGAAATGGCCCTCGGCACGCAGGATCTCCCCCAGGGTGCCGCGAAACTGCACCTCCCGCTGCGCCGGATCGGCCCAGTTGACCAGCCAGGCAGTCACCTCGGCCCCGTCAAAGCGGCCCTGCTCGATCTCCGCCGCACCGATGGCAGCATCGCTCAGGGCGCCCAGGGCCTCGCTGTTGTCCACCGCCAGCCCGGTGGACTGCACCAGCGCCCGCGCCGCCAGCCCGCTCTCCGGGCGAAAGTCGATCCCCTCGAAGTGCAGCGGCCCATCGTGATCGGTGAAACCGTAGCGCCGCCCGTCGCGTCGCTCCAGCAACCAACAATGGCAGGTGGTCGTCTGACCGCCCGCCAGGTGGTCCTGCAATCCGTGCACCTCCGCCATCAGACCCGCAGCTCCACCACCGGCACGTCGGGCACCTGCCCCGCCTCGAAACTGGCGACGGAGGCAATGATGCGGTCCGTGTCGAACCGCACCGGCACGTCAAACTCAAACCCCGCCCGGATCTCCACCTCCGGGTCCGGCGGGTGGGCGAAGGTCACCAGCCCAGTGGTGATCTCAACCTCGTAGTCCACGCCCTCGCGCAGCGCATCCTCGCCCAGGCCCACCCGAACGGTGCCCGCCACCGGCTTGCGGATCGGCCGGGCATAGGCATGGGGCCCCGAGCGGTAGGTCCGCGTCAGCTGCCAGACCGCCTCTACACCGTCGCCCATGCCGATCACCTCGTCGTCGAAGCGCGGATCGAGCCGCCCTTTCGAGGTCTTGAAGTCGGCCCAGTCCTTCCAGCGAAAGCCGTGCAGCTGGCCCATGCGCGCCTCGAAGAAGCCCAGCACCTCGCGCAGATCGTCGAGCGAGCGCATCGCGACGCCCGCATCGTAGCGCCGCCGCGAGTGGGCCCAGGGCGTGTTGCGCTCCTCGAACCCGTTGGCCAGGGTCACCACCTCGGTGCGCCGCTGCGGCCCCCCGCTGGCCCCCAGGCTGAGCGAAGTGGGAAAGCGTACCTCATGAAATGCCATCTGCCGCTCCTTCCGTGCCGTCTTAGCGATTGCGCGCGCCGGCGCTCAGGGCGCGGGCCATCTGGGCCGCGATCTGGCTGCGCGAGCGGGCAAAGCCCGCCACATCCGGCGTGCTGATGTTCATGGTGACGGAGACGCCGCCACCGCCCGCGCCGCGCACCCCCAGCCTGCCGTCCGCACCCCGGGCCAGCGGCAGGATCGCCTCCGGCCCGGCCTCCCCCATCAGCCCTGCGGCGCCGCCGCGCAGGGCAAAGGGCGTAGGCCCGGCAACGATCCCGTACCGCGCCAGGGGCATGACCCGCCCGCCGGAAAAGGCGCCGCCCTCGGCAAAGGGCAGGATCTCCTGCACCAGGCTGCCTACGCCCTGGGCCAGGGCCCCGCCGATGTGCCGCGTCACCGGCCGCATGGCCGCGCTGTAGGCCGTCTCCGAAAGGGACCGCGCCACGCCGCGCAGCGCCTCCGACAGGCTCCGCCCCTCGAAGATCACCCCGTCAAAGGCCCGCCGCAGGCCACGCCCCAGGCCCCGCTCCAGGGCCTTCACGTCGCGCCCCGTGGCCCCCAGGGTGCCGCCCATGCGGCGCAGCTCGCCCTCGAAGCCCGCGACCAGCCGCCCGGTCTGGGCCAGGGTGCCGTTCAGCCCCTCGGCCTGGCTCTCCAGCCGCTCCAGATCCGCCTCATCCATCCTCTTTCTCTCCTTCCGCCCCGTCGGGGTAGGCCGCCATCAGGGCCGCCAGCCCCTCGCGCCGCAGGGCTCCTGGCGCCCCGGCCCGGCCCAGCATCAGGGACAGCTCCGCCGGGGTCAGATCCCAAAAGGCCGCCGGGCTCAGCCCCAGCCCGCCCAGGCCCGCGCGCATCAGATCGCCCCAGGCCAGCGGCGCCGCGCTCATTCCGGCGCCCTGAAGGCCCGCGCCAGCAGCGCCGCCGCCGCCCGTGCCGCCGCCAGCGGCCCTCCCTCAATCTCCGCCGCCAGAAGCGCCTCCTCCGCCATCGGTGCCCCGCCGCCCGAAAGCCCGGCCGAAAGCAGCGCCACCAGATCACCGCCGGAAAAGCGCCCCGCCTCGAAGCGTTCCGCCAGTTCCAGCAGCGAGCCCGCCCCGAGCCGGTCCTCCAGCGCCACCAGCGCCCCGAGGCTCAACCGCAGCACCCGCATCTCGCCGTCGATCACCAGGGAAACCTCGCCGCGCATCGGGTTCACCATCCTCAGACCTGCGGCCCTTCGATGACCTGCTCGGTCTCCGGCGTGAAGACGAGCATCCCCGCCGATTGCAGGCTCAGCTCATAGGTGGCCTCACCATTGAGGCTGCCCGCATAGTCCAGCGCCGCCACTTGAAAAGGCCCCTGCACCGCCCCGAAATCGGGGATCACGATGCGAAAATCCGGCGTCAGCCCATCGAAGAAAAGCTGCCGCGCCCGCTCGTCCGTGTCCGCATCGCGAAAGACCCCGGCCCCGCTGATCGCGGCGGAGCGTACCCCGGCCCCCACCAGCAGCTCGCGCCAGCCGCCCTCGCTATCCAGGGTGGTCACGTCCACCGTCTCCGCGTTGAAACTGATCCGCGTGGCGCGCAGCCCCGCGATGGTCTCGAACTGCCCGTCGCTGGTCATATCCACCTTGACCAGCAGATCCTTACCTGCCTGAACCGCCATTCATCTTCTCCTGTCCGTTGCGGCCCCGCCCCGGGGCCTCATTCATCCGAGACCCGCGCGCGAAAGCGCAGGTCGATCCGGCGGGCCGATTCCGCGTCGATCCGGCGCGCCCGCGCCCGCTCGAAACGCAGGCTCACCAGGTGCCCCCGGCTCAGGCTCAGCGCCGCCCCCGAGAGGGCATCGCAGAGAGCCCCGGCCACCGCCTTGGCCGTGCCGAACCCCGGCTGGCTGGTGATGACCGAGAGGGTGATGCGGTGCACCGCCCCGCGCCCCGTCCCGTCCGAGGCGTCCAGCACCTCCTCGCTGCCCAGCCGCACGTAGACCGGCGGCAACGAGCCCGCGGGCACGGCATCGTAAATGGCGCTCCCCACCAGGGCCGAGAGGGCCGCGTCCCCCATCAGGTGGCCGTAGATCGCGCTCTGCAGGGCGCCCGCCTGGCCATAGCTCATACGACCTCCTCCTCGACGACGTGGCAGACCAGGTAGCGGCCCGCCGCATCCCGCTCCGCCACCGCCTCGATGGCAAAGGTGCGCGCGCCGTCGCGAAAGCGCTGCTGCGGCCTCGGCCGCACGGCACTGCCCCAGGGCGCCCCACGCACCGTGATCCGGTGGCTCACCCGGCTGATCGGCGCCCCGCTTTGGGCCGTCTCGCGCCCGCTGCGGGCCTCGATCCGCGCCCAGAGGGTGCCCAGCACCTGCCAGTCCTCCTCAAAGCCGCCCGCCCCGTCGGCCACCCGCGCAGGCGCCTCCAGCACCAGCGCCCGGTTCAGCTCCGGCGCGCTCACGGCGCAAACCCCAGCCGCAGCGCCCGGTGCCGGTCGATCAGGCTGGAGACCCCGAAGGGCATGCAGCCGCCGCTCAGGCCCG